TGAGGAAGGCCGCTGTCTACATGCTTGGTGCCATCATGCCATGGCTGAAGCCAATGCACGCCGGTTTGGGCTTAGTGAGTCGTTTCTAGAGGAATATCTGTGAAATCCATCTGCGTGCTGGCTCCTTGGGAACTAGCAGAACTCGTAGAAGACGGCATAACTCCTGAGTGCCGCAATCACTATCACGTCCGCAAGGATGAAGCCCGACAGATGATAGGCATGGGGGACGAACGCCCTTATCATCAGCCAGTCGCTAGTTACGTCAACGAACGGCGAATTGTCTTGAAGCAGCGTGCTGAGTGGAGAAAGATGGACTCCGGTGGCTTTAAGGTCATGCAGCTTATCAAACTGGGGGATAAGCGGGCACAGAGCAGGGCGGAACGGTTGTCATCGTAGAACAGTCACAATTTGATTTCCCGCCTTGCCAGTGGCGGCTTGCTCCAGAACAGGAAGGAGCCAACCCTATAAGCATACTGGCCCAAGGAAAGGAGAGCCTGTGGCTCTCAGCGGAATGGCTGCCTCCGCGCGAACAATGACACGGACCCGTGATACTTCCTCCCTGTGGTCTGTGGAGTAGAGGCAGCCCAGAATTGAAAAGGAGTGTTTGGTAGGACACCACACTGTTAATGAGGAGGGTGTTGGTTTGGGCACAGTCTCTTTAGTGATGTCAAAGGAAACAAGATGGCACTAGGACGCAGTAATTCAGGAAAGCAATTTTTCGGCTACAGCCCGATTTGCCCAGGTGACCTTGAACGGGCACTTGGATTCGAGCCTCAAGTAGTAGCGTTGCGGAGTATAATTCGCAATAATGATTCTGACCAAAGGAGTGTAGGTGCCTGCTTCCCTAGCCAAGAGAGAAAAGAAGCCAAAACGCCGTGACCCCCGAGAAGCGCAGTTCATCGAGAACTTCTTCCTGACCGGTGAGACTCGCGGAAAAGTGCGGGAAGCTGCCGTCCGAGCCGGATACGACGAAGAGAAGGCTGAGTCTGTCGGTCGTCGCATCCTGAAACAGTACGATAAAGAGCCGTTTCGTAAATCTCTCACTGCTGCCGGACTGACCAAGCCGCAACTAGCTTTGATGCTTAAGGACAACATCGACAATGCAACGAGTCGGGAATTCGGTCCTCTGTTGCGGGTCGCCTTGAAAGTGCAGGGCGAGTTGTCCGACACTCCCACCCAGCCTACGGTAAACGTAATGGGAGAGGGGGCGCAGGTGCTTATCGTACAGGGGATGGACGAAGCCAAGCGCAACAGGTTGAAGAAAGGCGCACAAGCAGCGCAGTTAGAGGCGGGGAATGCCAACGATTGACGAAGTGCTTGCAGGAATCAAAAAGCTGCATCTTGAAAAGGGAGACGTGCTGGTGCTCAATGAACGCGCTGCCCGCTTCTTCGCTATGCTCAGTGATGCTGCTCGGGAAGACTGGATTCGGCAGGTTGGGTTTGAAACTCCTGTCATCATCGGGGATGCCAGCAAGCTCTCTCGTTCTGACTTGGTGAGGCTGCTGGAGAATCAGACGGAGACGGTGCAATGAGCGCAGGAATCCGAGACGCCATCAGCAAACTCACTCTCAAGAGGGGTGACATCCTCGTAGTGAGCGAACCTTGGGTGAGGGATGTGCTGCTGAACATGCGTCCCCCGGAAGGAATAGACTTTCAGGTTCCAGTCGTTTTTGCTCCAACTGGTTCTCTGCTCAAGGCTGGCAGAAAAGAGTTGGAAGACGCCCTAGAAATGTTGGAGGTGAAATCTGCCGTCTCAAATCGCTAACACGGCGCGGGAGTTCGTCTTTACTCCTGCTAATCCATTGAGTGATGCTTTTATATGGACTACAGCCCGTGAGGCGAATTTTGACGGCGGTTGAATAGGGTATTGCCAACAGCAAGACGACAAGTGGACTCATCCGCCTGCTCATATTGGCGAGTGAGTTCCCAAGCTCCCGTTGGGTTGTTTTCCGTCAGACATACCTAGACCTAATCCACACCACGCGCAGGACGTTCAAAGACAAGGTATGTCCTCCAAAGTGGATTACCCGTGACGTACGGGAACAGACCACACTGGCAAATGGGGCTGAGATAACATGGATGCACTTGGATGCCATGACCGAACAGTCCTTGCGTGGGTTGGAAGTCAATGGTGCGTTCGGAGACCAGATTGAAGAAATCGACCCCGAACTCATCGACATCATCGATTCCCGTTTGGGCCGTTGGCAGCTTCCTGAGTGGAAAGAAACCTGCCCACCGTACTTGTGGAGTACGTCGAACCCTCGCGGGCACGATGCGGTTTACTTTCGTTATCATCCCAACATAGTGAAGTATGACCGTATCGACTATTTCGACGAGTGGGATACAGAACAATTTGAACGGCTGAAGGAAATGGGCATTGAAGTAGACCCCAAGTACATCAGCCCCTCCATCGCTGCTTACAGCACGAACAAGGCGTACTTTTTCGGTTCCACTCTTATCAATCTCCCCAAGTTGAATGAGATTGAACCGACGTATGTGCGTAACCTGCTGCGTAAGCCCGAATCATGGAAGAAACAGTGGATATACGGCAACCGGGACTTCTTTGAAGGCAGTGTGCATCCGAACTTCCGTGAGTCGATTCACGTCTACGACCCTGCGAAGTTCGACCCCTTGGAAGGGCGGCGCATCCGCCGCATCATGGGTTGGTTCGACTACGGGTTGAGCCATCCCACTGTGCTACTGCTCACTGCCCATGACGACGAAGGATATATCTGGGTATTTCATGAATATGGTGCGCCAAACCGCACCATCGAACAGCACTCACATGAAATTAAGCGTCTTCAGACACGTTATAACCCGGAAGCTCTGTTCGCTGACCCGCAGGTTTTCCAGCAGATGACGCGGGACAGGAAAGTGATGACAAAGAGCATTGCCGAAGAATACGCTCAGTATGGCATCGGGTTTGTCAAAGCGGACAACAACGAAGACACGAGCATCCAGAAGATTGAAGAGTTGCTTCACGTGGACGACCGCCGCTTGAATCCTGTCACACGCCAACTTGGCAGCCCGCGATTGTTCTTCAGCCGGGCATGTCCGCACACGATTGCTCAGATACAGCAGCAGCGCTGGGAAGAATTGCGCAATCCCCTCACGGGAGAGAAGGAATTTGCAGAGAAGCGTGATTCCGGCGTGCCGGATGATTATTATGACTGCCTGTCTGGAGATACCTTGGTAGACACAGAATGGGGACCGTACCGCATTTCAAACTTAGTGGGCACACAAGGAAAAGTTTGGTCTCCGTTTGGTTATGTCGGATACAGAGATTGTAAAAAATACAAGACAGATTCAGAGACTGTATCTGTTGAATTTCACGATGGACGTTCTGTAATTTGTACTCCTGACCATCTGTTTCTTACTCCCGACGGTTGGGTAGAGGCGAGAGACTTGACAGGCAAGTCTGTATGTAATACTCTACCAATATGGTCCGAATACTTAGCTCTACCCGGCAGGAATTTCTCGGCATCCGCTACTTCAAGTCCAGTGGAGGATATTTCCGTAGAGACGGGAAATCCATACACCGGGCCGTTTGGTTTCACTTCAATGGCCCTATTCCCGAAGGGCATCACATCCACCATAAAGATGGGGATAAGGCCAACAATCAAATCGATAATCTCGAATGCATACCGGCAGGCCCACACATTAGTCAGCACAATAAGGGAAAGCCGCACGAGAAGGCAATCAGAGCCGCGAGAGAAGCCGCTCGGGTTTGGCATGGAAGCGAAGCGGGCCTTGTCTGGCATAAAGAACACTATAAGGAATCTCTTCTTCCCACACACATCCGCGATGTGCCTCTCAAGTGTGAGCAGTGTGGGAGGGAGTTTCTGGCTACCCGTGCTTGCAAAGAAAGAAACAAGTTCTGTTCCAACAACTGCAAGTCTATGTGGCGCAGGAAACAAAGAGTCGACATCGAACAGAGAACATGTCTCTGCGGGAACAAGTTTTCCGTTAACAAATACTACGCCCCCCGGTTCTGTTCCAAGGAATGCCGCTACCGTTTTGGCAGTAAGACCGGCCCCAAACCAAGACACATATTGTCTGACGGTAGATAACCCCCTACATGCCTTTACTGTTTCCACCGGCTTGGTAGTACATAACTGTGCCCGCTACATGGCGAACAGCAAATACCTGGATTATTCCCCCTTCTCCGGCACCATTCGTGTGCCTTCGTTTGACAGCCAGCCGAAACGGCAAGACATGAAGGTCCCGATGCGGGGTTATCGGTGAAGAAAGTTGACAAGGCTTGGGGCTTGGAAACCTGGCTTACAAATCGGGAATACTGCGCAAAGTATCTGGACATCAAGCCCGGTTGGCGCTGTTCTGTTCACCGTCACAAGAACAAGGACGAAACCTTTGTAGTCGTGAAAGGTGCTTGCTTTTTGGAGATTGGCGGGGTTGAGCACATTGCCAGAGAAGATGACGGCAAGGAGTATCACATTTCCCCGTTGACTTGGCACTGGTTCGGTGTTCCGAAGCAGTGGGGACCGTGCAGGATGCTTGAGATAAGCACCCACCACGAGGATGAAGATTGCGAACGCAGGATTCCTTCCCGCCATTTTGACGAATGAAACTGCTCCTGGTTGGAGACTTAATCACTGATGTCTATTACTACTGTGTATCCCCTCGGCTCTGTCCTGAAGCGCCTGTTCCTGTTCTTGTCAGGCAGCGGCAGGAGACGAAACGAGGCGGGGCGGGCCTGGTCGAAGCAAATCTTATCTCATTGGGATTGGACGTAGACTCCGTATTCGGCAGCGAGTCGGAGAAACTCCGGTTGTTTTCGGGCAGTCATTTGGTTTGCCGGTTGGATGATGACAGCAAGGATGTACTTCCTGCTGTAGACATCTGCCGGGACATTCGGCAGAAACTTCCGCATGTAGACGCTGTCGTGGTCAGTGATTACTGTAAGGGGGCCGTATCGTTTTCCGTCGCCAAGGAACTCGTCCTCAGCGGCAAGACTTGTTTCGTTGATACAAAGAACTCCCACATCGAGTGGTTCCGTGGGAGCAACGTGACGCTGTTTCCAAACCGGCAGGAGTATGCGCATGTCAAAGGAAGAGAGCATTTATTCGGGAGAGTCGTTGCGAAACTCGGGCACGAAGGATGCAAGGTTTACGACGCTGAGCATAACGGCACTTTGTACCGTGCCGCCCAAAGGAACGTCTCTGATTGCACCGGTGCCGGGGACTGCTTCCTGGCTGCATACGTGTGGGGATGGGTCCGGGGCTTGGACGTGGGAGAATGTGCGCGTATTGCCAACGATGGGGCGGGACGGAGCGTAGAAGAATTGGGCACTTACATGCTGAAGGTTGAGGATTTGCGTTGAGCACAGTACCGATTGAACTCAAAGAGAACCCGGAGCAAGTTATACGAACACCAGCAAACTCCGAGTTCCGCATTGAACTACCTGAAAGGGACGGACGTAGACGTGGTTTGACCGACGCTGACATCATCGACCAGATTCGCCGGTTGCGGCAGGAAGCCATCGACCGCAACCAGCTTATCATGGACCGTGCGCTTGAGTGCTGGGAGCAATACCGCAACGAACAAGACTTCAGTGATAAGGCATCTTGGGAGTCCCGCATCACTCTTGCCAAGGGTCATGCAGCAGTCAAGCACTTCGTCGCTAATATCCTCCGGTTGCTGACTCAGAGCGAACAGTGGGTTTCTGTTGAAGACGTAGGCGCAGAGAATCCACTGATGCAGTTGTCAACGGGTGTGCCTTCCTTTGCTCCCTTCGTGGAGCGTGGCGTTCTAAAACTAGCGGACAACGCAGGGTTCAAAGAGCCTCTTCGGGAAGCCTTGGAGTTTGCTGGAGCCACGATGTTCGGTGCGCTAAAAGTCATCTGGCAGCATACTCCGACATGGCATACGACAATCGAGCAGGGGGAACAGGGATTACAACTCCGTCAGCAGCAAAAGTTGGCGGGCAAACTTGGCATCTACAGTTTGGACCCTTGGCGTGTTCACTTCGGCCCGCGCACGCAGGGAGGTTCAAAGCGCATTGACTTCATCATTGAAGACTCCGATGCGGACTTGGCCGACCTCATTTCTCTGGGCGGGTTCGAGAACTTGGGTGAGTTTCTGGAGCAAGACCGCAAGCCCAGTTCGACCGACGACCCATCGTATGAAGACCGGCACAGCATTCGGGAGGCCAACGATGCGGCACGAGTACGCCGTCGCATAGAACTGTGGGACTTTTGGGGCAGTCTGATTGACCCGGAAACACAAGAAACCGTTGCCGAAGACATGCACATCATCGTGGGCAACGGAGAGCAGATTGTCAAGTACGGGGAAAACCAACTCTGGGACAAAAAGCCCCCGTACATCCTGTTCAGTCCGCTCATTGTAGCTGGCCGTTTCCCTGGTGGCGGCATCCTTGAGATGAACTTGGAAATCAAGCGTGCCATTGACCGCATCGCTCAGATGTGGGAAACACATTTGCACTTCTCCGTCCTTCCGATGTGGGAAGCGGAATTGAGCGCCCTTGAGAATCCAGAAGACGCCGCAACAGGAGTATTCCCCGGTAAAATCTTCCGCAAGAAGATAGGTCTAGGCCAGAACCAAGTATTCCGCCCGCTTCTTATTAACCCTCTTGGTGCCGATAGCTTCAACACGGTTATCGCCTTCGACAAGGAATACCAACGCGGTACGTTCATCACCGAACAGACACAAGGGCTGATTGACGCCAAGGGAGAAACAACCGCCACTGAGATTCAGCAGACGGCTTTTGCCAGCACCCTTATCTTGGCGGACATGGCCGCACATTTGGAACTGGAGTGTTTAAGTCCTCTCGGAGAAATGATATGGGACAGGATGTTCCAGTTCATGGACATCACTTCCCTGCCGAACTGGTCAATGCTCATTGGCGGGAATGTTGGGCAGTTCCTCGACAACCTGCCTCAACAGTTGCGCATGGAGTTTGTGCGGGGCTTGTATGTGTTCAAAGCACGTGGACTGAGCCGTGTCATCGAGCGCTCTCAGCAGCGCAATGCCCTGCTCCAATGGGTGCAGACGGTCAGCCAGCTTGGTCCTGCACAGGTGTTTGTCAACATTCCCGTGCTCATTCAGCGAATCCACGAGTCATTCCACATTCCCAATGCAGAGGAGTTGCTGGTGCCCAACTGGCAGCAAGTATTGGCTGAGTTCCAGACGGCTATGCTGCAAGCGGCCAACCCGGTTGTACAGCAGCAGTCGAAGCAGCAAGGAACGATGCAGCAAATCGCCGCAGAGACAGACCAAGTGGTTGCTCAAGAAACCGTCAAGGGACAGGCCGCTTTGGTACGAGAAGCCCTTAAGGGAGAAATTGCAACACAAATAGCATCTCAGAAATCGAAGGAGAGGTAGATGGGCAAGCGAACTATTTTAGTAAGTGATAATCTGCTACAGGATTTATTTCTAGGGAAACTTAAGGGCGCATTGTACTCAACCTGTCCCAAAGACATAAACATCTTGGGCGTGCAACATAATCCGCTCATCTCGCGGACTGAATTTTTAGTAGAGAGTATGTGGTTTGATGGGGATAAACCAAATGAACCGTTTACCCCCATATTTTCTGATACAGAAGAGGAAAAGTAAATGGCAATCAAAAGAGCAGTCCTAAAAGGCAGGCGTATTAAGCCCCCTGCTACGAGCGACGCGGATGAAGCCTATTTGCGCTTGGGCATTCCAGACGG